TGATCCAAGTACTGGATTATTAGTTTACGTACCAGCTTCAACTATGATTCCTGGAGTATATGCATTTACAGATGCTTCTTCAGACCCATGGTTCGCACCAGCAGGTATTACTAGAGGAGGATTAGGTTCTGTAGTAAGAGCTGAAAGAAAATTAACTTCTGCAAACAGAGATACTTTATACGAAGCTAATGTTAATCCAATTGCAACATTCCCACAACAAGGAGTTGTAGTATTTGGACAAAAAACATTACAAAAAGCTGCTTCTGCACTTGATAGAGTAAATGTACGTAGATTATTAATTTCATTAAAAGGATATATTTCTCAAATTGCTGATAACTTAGTATTTGAACAAAATACAATTGCAACTAGACAAAACTTCTTAACACAAGTTAACCCGTATTTAGAAAGTGTTCAACAACGTCAAGGATTGTATGCATTTAAAGTAGTAATGGATGAAACTAATAATACACCAGATGTTATAGATAGAAATGAGTTAATCGGACAGATTTTCTTACAACCAACTAAAACAGCTGAATTCATTATACTAGATTTCAATGTATTACCAACTGGAGCAACATTCCCAGCATAAGAAATAAAAAGACGAATATTTATAATAAAATAAGAAAATAAAATGGCAGTATTAAACCCAAACGAAATATTTTTCACAGCTTTCGAGCCAAAACAAAAGAATAGATTTATTTGTTTTGTAGATGGATTCCCAGCTTATATTATGAAAGGTGTAGGAGCTGTAACTGTATCACAAGGAACAGTACCTTTGAATCACATTAATGTTCAAAGATTTGTAAAAGGCAAAACAACTTGGGGCACTATTCAGTTTACATTATTTGATCCTATTACTCCATCTGGTGCACAATCAGTAATGGAATGGGTTAGATTACACCACGAATCAGTAACTGGTAGAGATGGTTATAGTGATTTCTACAAGAAAGATCTTACAATCAATGTACTAGGACCTGTAGGTGATATTGTTTCAGAATGGATTATCAAAGGAGCAATGATTACAGAAGCTTCATTTGGAGATTTCAACTGGGATACTGAAAATGCTGCTCAAGAAATTACAATGACTGTACAACCAGATTATTGTGTATTAAATTTCTAAAAATTTTACCCACCCCTAATTTGAAAAATTGCTTGGCTTTGCCAAGCTTTTTTTTTATCTTAATATTTATCAACGTAAAAAACGTTTTAATTAAATAAAGATTATGGCCGAATTTAAATTCCCAACTGAAGAAATAGAGTTACCTTCTAAAGGTTTAGTATATTCAAAAGACAATCCTCTTTCAAGTGGTAAAGTAGAAATTAAATATATGACTGCTAAGGAAGAAGATATTTTATCTAACCAAGCATACATTGAAAATGGTACAGTACTAGATAAACTTTTAGATTCTGTAATCATTTCTAAAATTGATGCTAAAGATCTTATTATAGGAGATAAAAATGCAATCTTAATTGCAACTCGTATACTAGGATATGGATCAGATTATAAAGTAGCAATTAATGGTAAAGCACAAGAAATTGATTTATCAGAATTGGAAAATAAACCATTTGATGGTTCTACAATGATAGAAGGTAAAAATGAATTTGCTTTTACCCTACCTCATAGTGATACTAAAGTTACTTATAAAATTTTAGATGGGCATGACGAGAAAAAAATTGAAAGAGAATTAAAAGGACTTAAAAAACTTAATAAAAATTCTTCACCAGAAGCATCTACAAGATTAAAATATACTTTAACTTCTGTTAATGGAGAAACTGATGCTAAAGACATTAGAGAATTTGTTGATAATTATTTTTTAGCACGTGATGCTAGAGCATTTAGAGATCATTTAAGACAAACACAACCAGATGTAGATCTTAATGTTATTCTAGATTCGGGAGAGGAGGTAACCGTGCCCATTGGGCTTAGCTTTTTTTGGCCTGACTTCGGAGACGGCGCCTCAAATTAGGTTAAGTATATTTAAACAAATCCATGAAATAGTTTTTCATGGAAAAGGGGGATACGATTATGCTACTATATACCATATGCCATTATGGCTTCGTAAATTTACATTTAAGGAAATAAACGATTATTATGAAGCAGAACAAGCAGCTATCAAAAACGAACAATCAGCAGGAAAAACATCACTTGTAGATTCAGAAGGCAAAATAAATACCCCACAATTTAAACAAGCATCTAAAGCATATGAGGGAAAGAGCAGCTACAAATAGCTGCTTTTTTTCATATTTATAATAAAATACCCTTTAAATGGCTACTAATAAAGATTTAGAAGAAGGAAAGAAACTATTAAAAGACCAAACTGATGAAGTTGGTTTTTTAGATAATGCCTTTAAATCTTTAGCTGCTACTATATCTACTACTTTAGAAGATGCTATCGACCAAATGAATGGTTTAGATACAGTAACTAAAAAAGTAGCACAATCTTACCAAAAAGATATAGCAAATTCCATTAAAAAAACAACCACGGGTTTAGAGGAGACAATTGCACTTCAATTAAAAATTAAACAAGGTGTAAATGTAGAAGCAGATATCAAGAAAAAAATGGATGCTGCTGAGGTTAGAAGAGTAGCTACTCTTAAAAAAATTATGATGGTGGGTAAGGAACTAGGAGTCGACACTATGGAGATGAAAGTTCAATTAAAAGAGCAGTATGACCTTGAGATAAAAATGCTCAAAGCCATGGAAGAACAAAATGCTGCAAAACAAAAAGCAAAACCCCTATTTCAATTACTTAAAGAAAATGCAGGTAGCATAGCAGACAAAATAGATAAATCTGGAACTCTATCTAAAGTATTAAGTGGTGGTATTAGTTCTGTTCTTACCCCAATGAGGTTATTAGAATTAGCTATAGTTGGAGTATTTGATGCTATGGTTAAAATTGACAAATTAAATGGGGATTTAGCCAAGGGTCTTAATTTATCTTACAATGAAGCAGCAGCACTAACATCAGAATTAACCCATGCAGCAAATAAATCAGGTGAATTAAAATTAACAGGTGAAGGTTTAGGAAAAGCGTTATTAGCCGTTAATGAAATCACAGGAGTATATACTACTGAAAATTCTAAAAACCTTGAAACCCTCCAACTAATACATAAAGCTTCAGGGTTAACTTATGAGCAAATGAGTGGTATTTATTCTGTTACCCAAGCAACTGGGGGTGATTTAAAAGAAAATACAAAAGAAGTCTTAGCTCAATCAACTTTAACTGCTCAATCCTTGGGGGTTCAAGTAAATTCTAAAAAAATATTAGCTGATATTGGTAAAATTAGTAAAGCTACTACTTTATCATTAGGAATGAGTGCACAAGAACTATCAAAAGCTTTAACTACATCTAAAGCTTTAGGTATAGAGATGTCAACAATAGAAGGTATATCTGAAAGTTTACTTAATTTTGAATCATCAATTGAAAAGGAATTAGAAGCAGAGTTATTATTGGGTAAAAATATCAACTTAGAAAAAGCAAGACAAGCAGCTTTAAACAATGATATAGCTACAGTAGCAGAAGAAATTGCAAAACAAGCAGGATCCGCAGCTGATTTTGCTAAAATGAATAGAATACAACAACAAGCATTAGCTGATGCTGTTGGTATGTCTAGAGAAGAATTAGCTAGTTCATTATTTGTACAAGAACAACTAGCTAATAGTGTAGGTAAAGAATATGAAGAAAAAAAGAAGATAATAGATGAACTACAGGCTAAAGGACTATCTCAAGATCAAATTAAAGAAAAATTAGGTAAAGAAAGTTTAGCAGATTTAAAAGCACAAAGTAGTGTTCAAGAAAACTTAAACAAATCAGTTGCTAAATTAAAAGAGGGTTTTGCTAGTATAGCAGCCCCACTAATGCAAATTATAAACCCAATAGTAGATTTACTTATACCGGCAGTTGAAATGTTATCTTATTTATTTGTTCCTATAACTACAGCGTTAGTTGGAATGACTAAACTTTTAAGTGGTAATGTTGGAGAATTAACTGTTATGCAAGGAATTTTAGGGGGTATAGCTACAATATATCTTTCTATATTAGGTTATAAAAAATTAATAGCTTTAAGAACAGCGGGTATGGCTGCCTTAGAAACGGCAATATCCTTCCAATTAGCATTACAAAACCAAGCGGAATTAAAGGGAATAGCTTTAGGTAAAAGTAAATTAGTTCAACTAGCAGCTCAAGCAGCTTTATTTGCATTAGCAAATCCTATAAAAGCCTTATTAGGTTTAGGAGTTGCAGCCGCAGTTGGAGCAGTAGCTTATAATTTAGTAAGTAAGGGTGATGATATAATGTCTCCTGGATCAAATACCTCAGGATATGGTTCTAGAACATTATTTGGCCCAGAAGGCGCAATTGCATTAAATAACAAAGATACAGTTATAGCTGGTACAAATTTATTTAGCAAAGGAGATGATGTTGTGTCATCACCCGCAGGAGCAATCCAAATGCCAGATAACTCAGAAGCTAAAAAAACAAATGCCTTATTAGAAGCATTAATAAATAAACCTGCTCCTAAAGTACAAATGGACTCAATTGAAGTTGGTACTGTAGCAGGTATAAGTGCATTCTCTATACAATAATAATATTTATAATAAATGTTTAATTATTAAAAAATAAAACTATGCCTTTACTTAATAAACTAGAAACAGAAGGATCTACATTAACTCCTTTAAACGGGCAACAACCAAAAGCCTCATTACAATCAGGTGCAATCCCTGTAAATAATACTTTCTCTAAAGGAACGTATGTTGATTTTGTTTCCGAAGCACCAAGAGCAGTAGACACTACAGGTAACGTACAATAATCTATAATTGTCTAGATTATTAACAATAAGGACGGATTTATCCGAATATAAAGCTCCACAATACGGATATGATAGACTTGGAGCTGGTTCTCGCAATACCAATGCGAGTGGCCAACCCTATGAATTAAAATCAACACCTAAAAGATCATTTAGTGATAGAGATTTTGGCTTAGATTCTTCTGGACTCTTAGAAGGTGCAGATTTTCTTTTAAGAGGAGGATCATTACTTCCAGGGGCATTAGCACAAGATGTTTCTAGGTTAACTAAAATGATGTTTGACTTAAAATCCCCAAATGGACTTCTATTCTCAGTCAAACAAAATGCTTTATCTCGAAGTGGGGTTAATATTAAAGCCCAAGGTAAATCCTCAAATATAGTCGGAGACCCTAATAGATTAGCGTTAAATAACGGTATTTACTTACCTACTTCTACATTAGCCCAAGCTGCGGTTAACCCATTAGGTGGGCATTTACTTAAACAAGGAATTAACCCCTTTGCTGAAACTAACAATGTAACCCAAGGAAATACTTTATCTACAGGTTTTGGGGGTGCTTTACCTTTATCAAACCCCATTTATTTAGATACAATTGCTCAAAATGAAAGACAACAAAATCAACCAACAAGTAGATTAATACAATTCCTAGATAATAAAATATTATCCAACCAAGGAGATCAAACCAACTTATACAATTACTCCGGTGGTCCAGGTTCAACTGTAGGAGTTGGAACAACAAATATTTCTATTTCTAAAGATAGAACAGGTAGAAATAACCCAAACTTAGGCGGTAGCCCTGAGGGAACAAATAACTTTTTTGCTACTGAGGTAGATTTTGGTTATAGTGATTATTCTGTTTTCAAGAAAAAATCTGTTAATTACCAAGGTGCTAAAATTTTTAATGGTAAAACTGTAAGTGGATTATATGAAGATATAACAGGAACTAATGTATTAGAAGCCCAATTTAAAACCGACAATTTAGATACAGGGGCATTACAATTATTTTCAACAAATGTATTCCAACCTGGGACTTTAAACCCTCAAGGTCCTACCGTAGTACCTGGTTTAGGTACCACTATGAACTATAATGAAATTCAAAATGCTTATAGTGGTTCTAATCAAAACCCAAGTGATGGAGGTGTAGATAATGTATATAATAGAGGTGTAATTCTTGAAGATTTTAGACAAAAAAGATCATTAAATAAAGGTTTACCATCATTAGACTATACTAGACCAGAAAATAGAATAGAAGGTAGAGTAAATTTAGGAGATCCAGGAAGAAAAACAACTCCTAGAACAAGCTATGTTAAGGGAACAGGAAAAGCTTTAGATAAAATAACAGCATTACCTTTATATCGAAGTAAAAATATTGATACTGATAAAGATATAAATGATTTATGTAAATTTAGAATTGGTGTAATAGACAACAATGATCCTTCTTTTAAAACATACATACACTTTAGAGCCTTTTTAGATGGTATGGATGATTCATACTCTGCTGATTGGGCTAGTCAAAAATTCTCGGG